ATGGGAAAAGTATTTCGAAAAGCGGTCCTTGCGGTGAACCAATACCAGTCCGGTGACGGCGCGGTTACGGTCACTTCGGACCGGCTGAAACATTGGGAAGGGCAGTTCCGCAAATTGACCGAAGCGGGATACGCCATCCCAATGCACTGGAACCATGCGGCGGTCGACGACTTCGAGCTATTGAGCCCCATAACCATGGACTCGCTTTCCAAGCGAGATACGCGCGGGGCTCACAACACCGAAGGCCGGATGACTGACTTCCGAGTTTCGCCCGACGGTCAGTCGGCGGAAATCACCGTGGAAGTCTTGACCCCGAGCGCCCAAGAAAAAGTGGAAGCCAATTCCGTGTTTGTGTCCCCGGTGATCTTTCCCGAGTTTCGGGACGGCCACGGGAACAGCTATGCGGACGTGATCACGTCGGTGGATCTTGTGGATTACCCCGTAGATCACAGCCAAGGCCCATTTATCCCAACACACGAACCGGCCCTTATGGGCTGCGCCATCCGAATGGGGCTAGCCCCAAAGTACTATCAACCCGACAAGGTGAAACGAATGGACATGGTAGGCGATCAACCAGCAGCGGGCCCGGATGACATGGCCCCAACCCTCGACGCTGGCGGGGACATTGTCTCGCAAATCATCGCGGCTTTGGCCCAAGGGGGAATTGTTCTCCCCGAGGGGACGGACGCTTCGAACATCGTCCAGGCCATCCAAGCGGCCATGGGTGGTGGTGGGCAAGATCCCACCCCCGATACGGTGGTTTCCCCAGATATTCAAACGATGAGCTTGGCCAAGGTCCGCGCGGCCCAGACTTACGCTGAACGCTACTTCCGCGAAGGCTTGACGACCAAGCTGAACGCGCTTCGTGACTCGGGCCGAATGAGTGACGATGAGTACAAGGCCAAGCTTGCTTCGGTCGGCGTGGCCCGTTTGTCCCTCAACAACAAGGGCGAAGCGGCACCCACCGAATTGGATCGATGGATCGAAGCCAGGAATCCCATCCCCGAGGGGACCTTCAAGACCTCGACCTATCAAGCCAAGGCTTCCAGCAAGCTTTCCCGGATGAGCGTGGCCGAGCCCCCAACCCCCAAGGGAGACGTTCCCCGGGAGCGGATCGAACAGATTAAGCAAATGATCAACGGCTAGCCGTAGGTCTTACCCACTTTTGTCAATCCTTGGGTGGCACTGAGGAAACCCGACAATGCCAATTGGAGTTCAAACGCAAACAGATGCACTCGCAACCCGCCCCATCCTTTTCGTGAGCGATGGACGGGTCCGGGCAACTATTCTCCCTCGAACCGTCAGCGGCGCGGCAAGAGACCTTGGTAACACTCCGCAAACCACACTTCGAGCCGGGACAATCTTGGGCCGAATCACGGCCACTGGCCTCTTGGTCGAATACAAGACTGGCCCCACCGACGGATCCCAAAACCCATACGGCATTCTCTTGGATGATCTTCGTGTGGTTGACGAAAACGGATCCAACCAAGCCCAACCAAACGTCCGTGTTCTTTTGAGCGGCGACGTCAAGGCTTCGCAACTCTTGATCAACGGAGCGGCATTGGTGGGCAACGCGGCAGAAGCCGCAACGCGAACCGCGCTTCGAGCCAAGTTCTTCATCTTCGACGACGAGTAACCGCCGAAGATTCCGTTTCATTCCTAGGGTGGCACCGAGGAAGAGACATACATGCCATCGCTATTTCAGGATATTTTTCGGCCCCAGGTTCTCACCGAGGTTATCAGCCAACGGGTAGAAGCTTCGGGCGCGATGCTCAAAGAATTTAAGATGGCCCCGGGTGGAGCCAACGAAGTCAACATGGGCCACGGGCGGATCGGGGCTTACCACATCTTCAACAACACGATCAAGACCGCAGCGGGCCGAGCCCCGGGGACAGCGGCGGGCCGTGTCCAAATGCAAGTCGCATCGCGGGTTCCGTTCGAATATCCCCGGATGCACTCAAGCATCCCCTTGCTTGCTGAACAGATCAACAACATTGGCCGTATCGATGACCCGGTCACCCGCGATAAGGCGGGGGCCAAGATGATCCAAATGCAAACCAACTACTTGGCCCAGCTTTCGGCCAACTGGCGGACGGCCATGCTTGTTGGAACCTTGCGGGACTCGCTTTGGTATCGGCTCGATGGCGATTCGTGGTACTGGCAATATGTCAATACCAACGCCACCGGACAGGTGACCACCAACATGCCCGCCGGGAACAAGTCCCAGTTGAACATGCTTGGAGCCGGTAACATCATCGGAACCTCTTGGGCGACTACGACCACGGCGGACATCCCTTCGAACTTGTTCAGTATCCACGCGGCCTTCCAACGGCTTAACGGCTCAGGCTTGGCCAAAGTGATCACCACGTCACAAATTTGGTCGCTTGTGATCAAGAACGATGCGGTTCAAGAAGCCCACGGTACGGCGGGCCCTCCATTCGAAGTCATTTCGAAGGACACAGCCACGGGACCTGACGGCAAGCAGATCCAGACCTATCGCGCCCGCTTGTCTTTCATGCCTTGGTGTGAATGGCTGGTGACGGACGAAGGCTTGGAAATTGGCCTCCCAGGGTCCGAAACATTCCAGCCCCACGTACCGGCCAACTCTGCCCTGTTCATCGGGTCCGACGTTACCGGCGGGGACTTGGCTTGTTACATCGGTGGCGAACCTATTGCCGAATACGATGGCGGGCCGAAGTCGGAGAAGTTCGGCTTCAATGCTTGGGCGCGGGAAATCGCCAACCCAACGGCAACCGAACTTTTTACTTTGGACAACGCCTTGGTGGTCAACCACGTTCCTTCGAACGTGGCTTTTGGGACTGTGGTGTTCTAACCCGGAAAGGGTTTCCCGGTGGCTTATTCTTGGACTTACTCTACCCCGTCAGACCTCCAAAACTTTTTGGGGGTCAATGGGGTAGAAGCTTTTGGGTCCCACGATGACCGTGGTTGGGAAGCCAACGCAACGGAATGTTGCGAACAAGCCACCGACGAAATCAACCTATACGTTTATCGTCGATACGCGGACGCGGCCCTTCAATCTTCCCGAATGCTCCAAAGGTGGGCGGTAGTTCTTTCGGCTTGCTTTCTTTGCGAACGCCGAGGGAACCCGATACCCGAATCAATACTTGCGGATTTCAACCGGATCATGGAAATGCTCAAGGGTGTTCAGTCCGGATCGATTCTACTCCCCGGCGTGGCCCTTCGGTCTCCAAGTGTTCCGGCAATGTCGAACATGAAAATCGACCGCCGATACATACGAAGGCAGCAACGAGTGGCAGAGAACAGCACTCAAGTCCCCATCAGTAGGCCCCGAGATACGGAGCCCTACCACTATGGTTACTAGGGTCTACTTCCGTGGATCCAGACGGCAAGCCCGGGAGATTGTCGACAAGGTCCGACTTGCTTTGACCGGTGGCGGCCCGGATGAAATCGGAATTGCTCGAAGTGCTTTCACGGTCCTTGGCTTTGCGGCTCTTTCGGACATCAAAGCGGACTTCGTCAAGAAAGCCCGTGGCGGCGTCGGTGAAGACGGGGTCAAGTGGCCTCCCTTATCCCCGAGGACGTTGGCGTATTCGCGGCGATTCGGACCGGGGGAGAAAACGCGGCTGAAGACGGCGGTGGGCCTTGGCCGTGGTCATCGTCACGCCCCCGTTGGAACCGGATTGCTTGACGCGGCCCAGTTGAAACAGTGGAAGAAATACTTCTCTCAATCCCTTGCTTGGCTGTCCACCAAGTACCCGATCAACCAAGCCAAGAGCATTGCGGCGGGGATTGCTTGGAACAAGATCAAGGCCGAGGGCGGCAAGACTAAGCTTCAAGTTTACGGCAATCGGGACGTGGAGATCCTACGGGACACCGGCGTCCTTCTAAATTCACTCAGTCCGGGTGAGCTTGGGGGCAATGGAGCTAGCTATGCGAAGCCAAAAGGTGAGGGGGGAGGTGATCAAGTCTTCTCGCTACTTGCTAACGGCGTGATTGTTGGCACCACTGTGAAATACGCGGCAACCCACCAATACGGGGATCCGAAGCGAAAGATCCCAGCAAGACCGTTCTTACCAACAAGAGCCCCCCAAGTATGGCTTGAACGGTGGAGCGAGGCTTTCGCCAAAGCCCTTGAAGTGGGATTGAGTGACGCTTTCAGCAAGGGGGCCCACCGTGCTTAGCGCAGAACCCGCCTTGCTGCAAGCGGTCACCGAAGCCGTTCGAAAGGTCCTTGATCTTCAGGAGTCCGCTTGCAATGTCGAATATGACGCGGACTTCGTTCCGCAGACGTCCGGGGACGTTTACGTCAGCGTTTCCCCTGAAGGATTTCGAGTGGGACCCCGTCACGATTCTTCAGGTGGTATCTATGACGTTGTCATGGGGTGTAGAGTGTCGGTGTATCTCAGATCCCGAAACACACCCAGAGACCAACGCCGATCCCTTTACTTGGACCAAGTGATCGGGGTCAATACTCGCTTGGACAAGATTGTCAAAGCCGTCGACTGGCAAAGGTCCGTGATTGTTCGCGCCAACGCCATTTTGGCGGCATCGGAGCCAACGGCTCTGGGGCTGATGCCCGGGACCCCTCTTCGAATCACTTCCGTGGACTCCAAGCCCCGTCCCATAGTGGGCGAAGTGTACGGGGCTTCCACACAATCCGCAGCGGGAGCCGATACCTATGTTGGCCTGACGCGCGGGATCACTTTTGGCGGGGCCCGCCGAATGGAACTGAAAACGTGAGTGGCATCGTAATCCCGCCCGATCGAACGTCCAAGCAACCCGTCCGAGGTTATTGCTACAACCCTGAATGCAAGCCGGTAGACCATGACCGCTTTGAATTCGTGATAGAAGACGACTATTTCTGTTGCCCAAAGTGCAAGGCATTCAAGGGCCCCATGGTTGGATCCTTGGTTTTGATTCACCTAATCACTCGGGACAACAGGGGACCGATCGAAGGGGAAGGGGGCTTGCGATATAAGATTGCTTGTGATTCGGAGCGAGCTTACTTAGCCACGTTCACAAATCTTGAGTCGGCAACAACGGTTCCGGACATTGCAAATTGCCCGGGCTGTTTACGGGTGGCGGCGGAACAGAAGTTAGTTCAATCCGGTTACTTACTAGGAGTTAAATAATGCCATTTACTAGCGGACGCTATACAGCCACATGGAACGCTTTGCCCCTTGGCCAAACGGTGGATGGGTTCCGAATCTCGCATTCCTTCATGAAGCGACTTATCACAGGTGACAAGTGGGGAGATACAGCCCAAGACGCGATTATTCGAGGTATGGAAGTGTTCGCGGAGTTTCGTTTAATCGAATTTGATGCCGGGGCGGTCCAAGCAATGATCAACCCTTACGGGACCGGTTACGCGATTGGTGACCACGTTGGAAAGTTGGTTGTGCAAAACACATTCGTCAAATCGCTTGTCTTGACCGCAGCGCAAACCAACCCAGGGCCGCTACCACTCAGTTCTACTTTGTTCTCAACGATCATTGCGGAAAACTATCCCGTGTCCTTGTTGATGGCCCCGGATCTTCGCGAAGTACCGATGCGACTTCGGGCCTTCCCGAGCCCAACTGGTAGCTTCGTCGCGGCAGCCTAAGAGCGAATGAGTGAAGGCGCACGCTTTCAAATTGTATTGGTGGACGAAACCCCGCCCGACTCGCAAACAGCGAAGCCGGATACGGGGCCTAGTCCGCCTCCATTCGTTCCGCCCCCTCCGGCGGTATCGGCCACCACTCCCACGCCCCAACCGAAGCCAACCGATCGACCCGCCCCCCTAACCGACAGTGCCACCCCGGTTAAAGAGCGGGCCGATCGGAGACCCAACGACAATGAGAAGTCCGAATCTCAAAAAGACTTTGACCGGGTAAAGAAAGCCGCAATTTCCCTTGATGATATCATCGGGACCGGCGGCCTAGTGCGAAAAGCCGTGGCAATGGTCGACGTGGCCCGAACAGTGATTGAGGGGCTCAACGCGGTCAAGCGACTTACAGACAAGCCCACAGCACCGCAGGCCGTAGCGGAATCGGGGGCCCTGCAAGAAGACCCCGAAGGCTTCGCTAACACGCTAAAGGAAGCGATCGAGAAGCACACGGGAACCGCAAAGCCCGATCCCAAAACGAAGGCCCCTGAAGCCCCACCGGCTCAAGCCCCACCGGTCCAAAAGGCCCCGATGACGCTGGAAGAGTGGGATGCAATAACCACCCAAACAAAACCGGAAGCCCCACCGGTCCAAGCCCCTCCGGTCACGGCCACGGTGAAAGCCCCTGAAGCCCCACCGGTCCAAGCCCTTCCGGTCACGGCCAAGAAGCCTGAAGCCCCACCGGTCCAAGTCCCACCGGCAGCCCTTTCGGAAGATACAAAGGAGTATGCTGGAAGTATCAAAGAGCTTGCTGGAAGTATCAAAGAGCCTGCTGGAAGTATCAAAGATCCCGCCGGAAGTATCAAAGAGCCGCTTGATCGCATTGCCCACAACACAAATCCGGCCAACTTGGACAAGCAAGCGGACAAGATCGTGGACGGCTTGCAGGGGGACGCACAGCCCAAGCCCGAATCCAGACCAAAAGCCCCTGAGATCCAACCCGTCCAAGCCCCCAAGGGTGGATCCAAGGCCCCGGAGAAGCCTGACCCTCGAATACCAGCCCCAAAGATAAAGCCCCAAGCTCAAACCGAGACCGTTACTAAAGGGGTGCAAACCGAAGTTGCGGCGGCGCGAGCCGTAGCTACAACCGAAGCCACAGCCGGGGCCGCAGTCGCGACGGAAGCCACCGCCGTCGCGGCCACCGAGACAGCGGCCGCGCTTGGTGAAGTGGCGGCAGTATCTTCAGGGGCCGTCGCATCTTTGGGAGCCGTGGCCGTGGCGGCGGCCCCCGTAGCCATTGCCTTGGTGGCCGTAGGTGCAGCGGCCTACAAAATGGTCGAAGTGTTCAAGCAAGTATGGAACACAGCCCGGGAGCAACAACAAGACCTAGTAAGCTATTCCGATGCTATTGCAATTCAACAAGCCGAGACCCAAGTTCGGCGAGAAATGCGAATGGTTGAGCGGGCAAACGAACTAGGCGATCGATTGGCGAGAGTGGGCGAAGCCCAAGATCGAAACGACGAAGCTTGGCAAAAGCTTTCCGATGCGATCGATGACATTTTGATTCGAAACTTGGAAACCATTTTACCATTGATCGAAGTGGTTACCGCCGGAGTGAATCAAGTGGCCGAAGGCGTAGAGTTAGCCAACGCCACCGGCCAATTGATCAACGCCACACTACGGGATTGGCTTCAGTTGGGCGGAACCGAGGCCGAGCAAGACAGGGCCTACTATGAAGCCGAAGCCCTTTTCAAAAAGAAATGGGACGCATTTTTCACGGCGGATCAAAGATCAAAAGAAGACAGTAGGTTTATGAACGATCCAATGCTTCAAGCTTTGAACAACGCTTGGGGCCAGAATAAGCCGATTGACCCTAAAGACATAGCCAACATGGTCGCACAAGTGAGGGCCTTATAATGAACGGCCTTCCCGACGTTTTGAATTACAACAACGTGGCTCTGGGTATCGGATCCAAGCGGAATATCTCGATCGATATGGTGATGACCCCGGACGGAAGACAAGTCCAACATCATAGGCTAACCGTTTCCGTTGAAGCCGTTATTGCCGTAGAAATTTCCCAAAGCATGGAAGACATAAAGGCCAAGCTTTCCAAGCCGGGCCAGCATCTTTACATTGAGAATTGCGGGTTCGGTAATGCGCTCAGCATAGGCGGGACTTCGGGGGAGCCGGACTTAATGGGTGGCCCGTTCCCTAAGCTATTAAAATTTGAGCCCATGGCGGCATCGACGCAAAGCACCGCCATAATTGTAAACTGGCAAGTGGAAGCCAATATATTCATTGAAACTGAGGATGAAAACAACGTCGGGGATTTTCTTTCATTCACGTATTCTACATCCTACGAAATAGACGAAAGTGGTTGGTCCACACGAACCACCAAGGGGAAACTAACAGTACGTAAAGAGTTTGATGGCCCGAACAGAATCAATCATAACGCCGATCGATACCGGGATGAGATTCGAATTACGAAGCCCGAGGGTTTTTCCCGGAAGCAAAGCTACGAACTCAGTGAAGACAAAGCCACGCTAAGTTTTTCATTCACGGATTCCCAGATCAAGACCCGACAACCTTACCCGCCGGGCATAGTGTCAATTCGATGCACCCATAGAGCAAGACGGACCCGGTCCCAGCTATCGACCACTTACAACACAATTTCATTTCAGTGTGAAGTGGCGGCGGATCAACCAACGGTACAGTCTTGGTTCACTTTTCAATCCATTGTGGGTAAAAGACTTCAGCATACGAAAGCTAACGGGGGAAAGTATCTCATCGAAGACATCGAAGTAGAAGAAGACATTTTCGGGACTTCTTTTTCTGCTTCGGTCACCTACAGAACGCTTTCCGAAGTGGCTGAATGGTTGTATGTATCGGGCATCTTCCAGGCCCTTTATTTAACATGGGCCCCCTGGGAACAAACGATGCACAACCTTGAGACCGAAAGGGGCATCGCAAACCTTGTTTCAAGGGCGAGGGAGCAAGACCGGCTAGTCAACAGGGAAAATCAAGAACTTCCCGAAATCGAAGACTTGCATTTACCAGAAATCAACCCACTTACACCCCCGGGGACGCCTTTCTGTAACGAGCTACCGACGCCGGAAGCTAGTTGGCTTCACTTTGAGTCCTCTATTTTTGTTGACCGGGAAGGTACCGATCAAGACTTTTGGCTTCCGGTGGGGCCTCAAATG